ATGGCACTGAATATACCATTCAGAAATGTGTACTATCGTTTTGCATCCAGTTACTCATTTCTCTTTTTTATTTCCTGGTCGCTGTGGTGGTCGTTATACGCTATTTGGCTGAAAGGACATCTAGGGTTGACTGGGACGGAATTAGGTACACTTTATTCGGTCAACCAGTTTACCAGTATTCTATTTATGATGGTCTACGGCATCGTCCAGGATAAACTCGGTCTGAAGAAACCGCTTATCTGGTGTATGAGTTTCATCCTGGTCTTGACCGGACCGTTTATGATTTACGTTTATGAACCGTTACTGCAAAGCAATTTTTCTGTAGGTCTAATTTTGGGGGCGCTCTTTTTTGGCTTGGGGTATCTGGCGGGCTGCGGTCTGCTTGATAGCTTCACCGAAAAAATGGCACGAAATTTTCATTTCGAATATGGAACAGCGCGCGCCTGGGGATCTTTTGGCTATGCGATTGGCGCGTTCTTTGCTGGCATATTTTTCAGTATCAGTCCCCATATCAACTTCTGGTTGGTTTCGCTATTTGGCGCTGTATTTATGATGATCAACATGCGTTTTAAATATCAGGATCAGCAGTGCGTAGCGGCAGATGCGGGAGGGGTAAAAAAAGAGGATTTTATTGCAGTTTTCAAGGACCGAAACTTCTGGATTTTCGTCATATTTATTGTGGGGACGTGGTCTTTCTATAACATTTTTGATCAACAGCTCTTTCCTGTTTTTTATGCAGGTTTATTCGAATCACACGATGTAGGAACGCGCCTGTATGGTTATCTCAACTCATTCCAGGTTGTACTCGAAGCGCTGTGCATGGCCATTATTCCTTTCTTTGTTAATCGGGTAGGGCCAAAAAATGCATTACTTATCGGTGTTGTGATTATGGCGTTGCGTATTCTTTCCTGCGCACTGTTCGTTAATCCCTGGATTATTTCATTAGTGAAGCTTTTACATGCCATTGAGGTTCCACTGTGTGTCATTTCCGTCTTCAAATACAGCGTGGCAAACTTTGATAAACGCCTGTCGTCGACGATCTTTCTGATTGGTTTTCAAATTGCCAGTTCGTTGGGGATTGTGTTGCTTTCAACGCCGACTGGAATACTTTTTGACCATGCAGGTTACCAGACGGTTTTCTTCGTAATTTCGGGTATTGTCTGCCTGATGTTGTTATTTGGCATTTTCTTCCTGAGTAAAAAACGTGAGCAAATGGTGATGGAAACGCCTGTACCTTCTGCAATATAGACGTAAACTCTTTCCGGTTGTTGTCGATAGCTCTATATCCCTCAACCGGAAAATAATAATACCAAAATGCTTAGCGCGGCTAATAATCGCCTAATCCAAACGCCTCATTCATGTTCTGGAACAGCCGCTCAAATGTACTCAGGATACGCGGTTCGCTGATTTCCAGGAAATTGTCGTAATTCAGCGACCTGTCCCGTGTATCACGGGCCTGCTAATCCATCAAGGAATGCATTGCGGAGTGAAGTATCGAGTCAAGCCAGATTTCGCGATCAGGATTCTGTGTGATGATTACATTGCCAGGCCCGGGGCTGTTTAGTCATCGCCGCACAGTGCTGAGATTTCAACCTGTTGCAGGGAAAATGAGTAGATTTAGGGCAAGTGTGCTGCCAAACCCAACTTTTACGCGGGGAAGGTAGATTTCGTTGGAAGGATAAATGGTGTCCCCTGCAGACATCTACTTGAAGCGACAGGGGATTGATTGGAATGGTGTTTTTTAGATGTGAGAAATATTTTACCCGCTATTTTACCCATTGGCGCGGCTTAAGAGCTTATTTTTGAATTCACAATGGTCACGATATAACCATCTTGCTCGCCCGTGGATAACTTTGGCTTTTGGCAGGTCGCCGGACTTAATCCGGTCATAGATGAAGGTTTTACCAAAGCCAGTATCGGCCATGATGAATTTCAAATCAACCAGTGAATCAGGCTGTAGTTCGTGTTGCATGAGTGCTATCTCCGAATAGGGAATCGAACCTGCAAATCAGGCAATAAAAAACCGCATTGATGCGGCGATGGTAGGTCTGGATATCATTGAGAAATGAACAGGCCTCATCGAGTGTGAGGCTGTGGTTAGTCCTTGCGTAACTCGCTAATTCTTCTGTAAGTCTCTGGTGCTTTGTTTCCGTGTATCTTCATTTCAGACTTCAACAGAGCAACGAGGGAATCCCATTCGTTGAGGATGCCTTTGAATGCCGGAACGCGCTTTGCAACCTTGTTGAATGAATCTCTGATTTCTGGAATCTGCTCAACAAGTGCAACGCATCGTCTGAAATCGGCTGCGTCATGGGGAGCGCCGAAGCTATGACCATAGATATTCTTTTTCAGTCCACATGCGATTGAGGCAAGAGTTGCGCTACTGATGCCAACATCGCCAGTCGATTGCCATTTCAAAACCTTCATAGCCAAATCTGACATTTCTTGTCTCCATAAAACAAAACTCGCCGTAGCGAGTTCAGATAAAATAAATCCCCGCGAGTGCGAGGATTGTTATTCACCTTTAACGGCAAGTTGCAGGTTAGCCACGGTTTACCTCCTGAGGCGGTTCTGCTGCAAAATACGCAATACCTTTATCCCAGATGGATTTAATGGTCGTCCACGTGACTGGTACTTTAATTTCAATCCGCCCGCTACCGTCACAGGTATCGCAATCATCATCGCCAAAGCATTCCGGGCAGCTGATAAACGTAGTTTCTGAAAATTCACCGGATAGCGCACCCTTAGCGCCGTTCTCGGCTGTTAGTCTCTTCGGCACCATGACCCAACCATCCGGAGTTACCGGAGAGTTGCCCGACAGCTCGTTCAACTTGTAAGTTTGGCTTACAGGTTCGGCTTCCAGTTCTGCTATGCGTTTTTTTGCTGCTTCCAGCTCAACACGCAGCCTCCCAACCGTTAGTGCAATATTCTCGTTCTCCTGGTCGCGGTGTTTGATGTATTGCTGGTTTCTTTCCCGTTCATCCAGCAGCGCCTGCACTACTTCAGGGTTGAAAGCTGCGATATAACGAGCGTTGTTCTCTGCGTTTTTCTGTCCATCAAAGCCGGTCCATTTGATAACGTCTTCACATCGTTTATCACCGGGCGTATGCACCGCATACGTACCAGTACCCGGTGAAATAAATGCGGACCATTCGCCTTGTGTTGCCTTTTTTGCTATCTCACGCAGTGCCTGATAGTCAATCTTGCTCACTGGCTGCCTCCTTTGCTGGGCTTTCGAACTTCTGAGTGGTTGTATCAAACTCAAGCAACTTAACCACGTCATCAAACAGGACATAATCGCCATCAGAATCTTCAGTCATGTCAGCGCCACAATCCTGACCGAACGAGTCACAACCATCCATATCAAGCTCGTATCGCTTGAGTTTTGCGATATTTGATAAATTCAGCGCCAGTACAGCAAGGTCATAAACCTCGTCAGCGGTATACCCGGCACCATGCCCATACATTTCAATGCGGGATATGATTTCTTCTACACGTTGTTTTGTGATCGTCATTTTTGCTCACCTCCCTGTTCTTCCAGAAAAATACGCATAGCCTCAAGCATCTCTTCGGTGTCATACGGTGACAACTTGTCACGCAGGATGTGCTCAATGCTGTTAATGAACTTGCGGATTGCTTTGCGTTCAATTTCAGCCAGGAAAGCATCGGTGGCTGGGGTGTCTGATTGCAGAGACTTTGCGCGATAGTCATTCCACCCTCTTGCATACATGGGATTAACTTGCACTCCATCTTTTACGCAATATGCCTGCCCTCCACGGTTGATAACATTGATTTCGTCCATAGCGCCAGCCTTCAGCCCCGCATTCTCCGCCGCCAGCGCCGAAAACTTCTCGTGTGCCAACTTAACAGCTGCATCAGCCTGCTTAATTGACTCAATCGCTTTCTGGTGGTCTTCGTACAGAGCCGAAATCTTGGCCTCCGCTTCAGCAAATTTACGCACCAGATATTCAGCGTTTGTTTCGTTAACCTTTAAATCTCGGGGGATGCATTTACCTTTCAGAAATCCATCCATCTCAATTAGTGACATTTGTTTCATTTCTTCCCACTCCGCAACATCGCGTTCAGATATTTGTTTTGATTCACTGAAGGAAAAGAATTTCTCTTAAGCAATTCCTCTCTCGATGGCATTGGCTTTACGCGTTGGCGAATAATCATTTCTGCCGGAAGAATTCCGGGATTGTATGCAAGTCCTCTCATGGTAAATTCCTCTTTGTTAATTTATTCGTATGCCTGTTCTCTCTTCATCAAGTTTTTTTAGCTTGTATCGCATAGCTCTTACTGAATAAATTGAGCGGCAGGTTGCAATTGCTATTTCTTCTGCGGAGAACTTACCGAAAAGTGATACTTCGGCTCTTGTCCAGCGTCTTCCACGAAGTCGGCTAACAATGTCAGCTCCAATCCTTGTTGCTTTCGCCATTACTGCTTTTTCAGTCCTTTCCAGTTTTTCAGCGATAACTTCAACTGGCATTGTCGCCGCCACTTCGCGCAAGAAATCGACTTCCCATTTCTCCCATGGAGTCTTTTTCATAGGCGATACCGTTATTTGATAAGAAGTGAAGGTTTCCCAACTTTGAGTTGAGCGCCGGGGATATTTATTCCTGCTTTTAGTTGGTGTTTGATTGCCAGTTTGTCGGCTTTAATTGTTGTTTCAAACTCAACGTATTCTGGAGGAAGGGCGCTTGAGTCGATGATTTCTACAGTTTCTGACGGTTTGCGGATTGTTACCTGGTGAATACCTGCTCGAATCTTTTTCTTTCCAACCATTTCAAGCGATGACGCTATATACGTCATAATGCTATCAATCTTATTTTGAATTACTGCTGCTCTTTCATTCAGTGACTTTGCCTCTTCCTTGAGGCGTTCAGCATAACCAGACTCATTTTTAATAATGGCAAGAAGTTGCTCTATTTTATCGGTAAATTCTCCTTCCATGCCTTCTATTGTGTCAGCAATCATCTCTGGTTCTAAATCTGAATCCATCAATTTTGCGTATTCATTGGCAATTTCATACAGTTTGCTCACTGGCAACCTCCAGTTTCGCTTTGCATTCTATGTAAATGGCTTGTACGTTCTGCTGCAATTTCATTCCAGATGTCAGGCGATATGCTTCTGCAAAATATCGCTTCAAATCATCCATGTTTTCTGCCTGAGCCATTTCATCGCAAAGAAGTTGTGCTTTATCCATTATTTCCTGCTGGCGTTTCCGTTCATCTTCGCGGATATCTTCCTCTGATTTGTGCGGCATAACTGGTTCAGTCCATACACCTTCTTCTTCGTTTAGTACGTGAATAGCACTATCAAGACGTGATGCCTTAGGCCAATACTTGCTTGCACGCTTCACGACCGTCTTTCGCGCCATCTCATTCCAGTGATTTACCCATGGTCCTTTATCGCTGAATGCCGCCTTGCTTGTTTTCCTTACAGCCTCAATTTCAGCAATACTCATCTCTTCCGTTAGATAATCACCTGCCGGCGTCTTAACTGTGCAGTAAACGCCAACGATATCACCACGATCACCGAAGGCGTTGTATTTATGGGTTGGTGCTTTATCAAGCCCGTTTGACTCATAGGTATCGTTAGCATGAACAAGTTTTGCCTGACCCCATGAGATAACACCAGACTCCATTGCAATATGGAGCAATCCCATATAGCTGATATCAAGGCAAACCATGCCGTCGCGCGGAACCAGATAAGCCAGTTTGCTGGCCGGGTTTAAGGTGATGCCGATCGCCGCAACATTGATGATGGCGTTCTGTGCGCTGGTTGGATTTGCCAGTGCTGTTTTAGCCAGGTAATCATTTTTCTGGAAATACTGAATTGCAAACTGGCTTTCCTTAGCCCATGTCACCGTCTGTTCAGTCAATGCTCCGCAGAATAACTGCTCCTGCTGTTTAACGAATTCAACGATATTGCTCATGCAGCTTCTCCATAAATATGTCTGCGTTTGAATATTGCGAAGGCATATTCAGCCTTAACTCTTTCGGTTATTGCATCCCAGAACCATTCAGCGGCTTTTTCCTGATAGTTACAGTCATCATCTTCCAGCCAGTCGATAGCGTCCTTAGTATGTTCATCTGGTTTATATGAGCGAAGCATTTCGCTTATTGGGTCGCAACGTTTGCAGAGGCGATCAACTTCACTGTTGATTCGTTCGTAATCTTCATCAGTAAAACTTGCGATTATTTGCGATATTTCACGCTTATCATTCAGAGTCAGAATCATCATCTTTCTCCTGTTCTTTGTGCTGATTGAGCATTTTGTTCATCTGACGAATGAATTCTTCGTCTGACCAGTTATCTGTAAAACTCATTTCCTGCGATACCACGGAAGATTGATGGCTGATTTCATCGCTTTATTTGCTTCAAGCCACATTTTTGAATCACCAATAAATCTGGCTATTACTGCTTTGTTCTGTGCAGCACGAAGCATCTGGTGATTAATGGCTATTTCATTGCGCATAACGCCTCCATTTGTTTCTTTGCTGCTCTGATTAATTGTTTAACTCGGCGTGATAATTCAGATTCGTGCGGGTAGAAAGCGGACATGACGCCGCTACCCGCGAGCTGAAAGTGCATCATGGGTAACTCCTTATATTTGATTGCATAACGAAAACGCCTCGAGTGAAGCGTTATTGGTATGCGGTAAAGCCGCCAACAGGCGGCTATTTGCTATTGATTCTTTTCAAGAACATCAATGATGTCGTCCGGGTTGTCTCCGTTGTCTTCACAAAATGCTTCGAATTCAGCCCATTTCGCGCTGATAAAATCAATTACTCTCATTAATTCGTATTCCATATTTTTCTCCAGACCAAAAGAATGCCGCCCATATAGAGCGGCAAGACTATCAAGGAATGATTTCCAATAATCAGAACAAGTCGGCTCCTGTTTAGTTACGAGCGACATTGCTCCGTGTATTCACTCGTTGGAATGAATACACAGTGCAGTGTTTATTAGTATGCCTGTCTTTTAACCACATCAGGCTCGGTGGTTCTCGTGTACCCCTACAGCGAGAAATCGGATAAACTCTATTCACCCCCTACAGAGAGAATGATGGAGATTCACCGATGAGTAACTGGTGGCAGGAACTGTTACGTTTCTTCCTGCGTGGTCTTACGCTACAACAGTTAATTCATATGCTTATTATTTTAATTGCCCTGATAATAATCACCCCAGCATCAATTAAAGAGTGGGTAGATATAAGGAACCCCGAAATACTTCCAGATCACTGGATGTATTACGCAATGCTTTTGTGTATCAGTTATGTTCTGAACAGGGTGATGGAGTTTATATTTCTGGCATCTTCAGACAGATATAAAAAATATCTCAGTAAGAGAGATGAGGATAAAGTAATTGTGGAGACTGAGCGCCTGTTCAATTCTCTGAGTATTCAGGAAAAAGAGGTTTTAGCATTTGCTGTTATGGCAAATAACAAAATCGTACTTAAGCACGGCGATCCGGTCGCTTTATCTCTTATGAGAAAAGGCCTTCTCCATCGCTCAGGTGTGACTTACAGCGCGTCAGGTAAAGAGAAATTTGTTATACCTGACGTCTGGTTCCATGAGTGTTATATGCGCTTTGCTGGTAAAGCTGATGAGCTAATTTAGTTCCTCGACGGCGGGGTATCGTCATCTCGCCGTCAGTTGTTTTGATTTCCGGTAGCCTGCTGCGTAAAGAGCTACATTTGGAAGACATACACCAGTTTCTGGTTGCTTATGTCCAAACTCATTCGCGTACACAATGGCCGCTCTCTCCAGATTGCGTCTGTATTCTTTCTGTTGCCAGATCACGTCCTGTGCCATGAACTTAATTGGCTTAGCGTCTTCTATGCGCTCAGGCGTTTCGTGAGTACCTTTAGCCTGAATCTGCGCTCTGCTTAGAGTAGGGCGGTGTAATACTTCTGAACTTATTGCTTCTTCGCGGGCCAGTACGCCGTTAGCTAATGCCTTTGCCTTTAAACGCTCACGACGACGAGAACGTGAATTGCCTTTGAACTGAGTTCTGCGTGTCATATAGACCTCCTGATGAACTTTGGTGGTGTGGTAGGTGGGAGACCCATTTCGACCTGTTTCGGCCTACTTCAATTCGGCAATAGTCCCGCAGGCCTCGCCGCTTTACGTGCGACATATTCCCGTCCATGAACCCTTCACCACACCCCAAAGTTCACTTTGGTTATTGCGCTTTGTCAGCGCCGTAGATTCATATTCGAATCGTTGTATATTCACCGCCCTGGTGAGTAGTGCGTCCTGCTGATGTGTTTAGTATCACCGCCAGTGGTATTTATGTCAACACCGCCAGAGATAATTTATCACCGCAGATGGTTATCTGTATGTTTTTTATATAGATTTATTTTTTTGCAGGGGTGTGTGGCTTGGGAGGTGATCGAGAGATCTGAATTGCGATGTTTAGTGAGTTGTATCTATTAATTTTCAAATAAATACAATTGGTTATGTGTTATTGGGTGAAGGGGATCGTGAGGCAAAGAAAACCCGGCGCTGAGGCCGGGTTGTGTGTTACTTAAGAACGAGTCCGTTTAAGGCATCAAGGATTTTGGAAACATAACTTCCAAAAATGTAGGCGCAAAATGCGAACACGAAACTGACAACGACCGCAGATGCCTTGATGGTGATTTTTGCTGAGCTAATGCTTGTCTCAATACCTGACAGACGAGAATCTACAGATTTTATATCTGACTTTACTTCAGCGAGATCGCGCTTGATGTATTCAACATCAGACTCTAGCTTTGCAACTCTAGCCTCAAGCATGTTACCTCCGCCGTTTCCTCCACCATGCCGTGAGTATGCATCATCAGTGGAATAGTGTCCAATTGGGCGAGATATGTTTTGATTTGGACGAAGCTGAGCAACCTTGTTATCTAAACTCATCGCGAACTGATCCTGTTATCTTCACGTCAAAAAACGAACTTTTTACATCAATTACTTCGCCTTTATCAGGATTAACCAGTGATGCTCTAACTTCGAATATCCCAGGCTTGATAATTTTCACCCTTGGGAAGTTAATTCTCATAGAAGTTGATACGATGGTTTCTCCATCGTTGGCTTCTGCTACCGTAAAAAACTTATGGTTGGAGTACAGTTTTGTGTCAATTGGTATCGGTATTTCTTGAGCATTGAAAACCTCAATGCCTATGGAATATTTTTTTGTAGCCTTAAGGCCGATAAAAAAAGCGCCAAATGATAGATCCACTTCATGGGAGTCTTTATCCATTTCATAGATAAGAACTGGAGTTACTGGGTTGCCTTCATCCATCGCAATCGGAATGATATAAGAAATACGTTCTTTAATCATTTACGTGTTATCCAAACGTCTCTTCAGGCCACTGGCTGGCGATAACTTTCCCCACAACGGAACAACTCTCATTGCATGGGATCATTGGGTACTGTGGGTTTAGTGGTTGTAAAAACACCTGACCGCTATCCCTGATCAGTTTCTTGAAGGTAAACTCATCACCCCCAAGTCTGGCTATGCAGAAATCACCTGGCTCAACAGCCTGCTCAGGGTCAACCAGAATTAACATCCCGTCAGGAAAACTAGGTTTGGATCCTGTTGGCGCGGTCATGGAATTACCTTCAACCTCAAGCCAGAATGCAGAATCACTGGCTTTTTTGGTTGTGCTTACCCATCTCTCCGCATCACCTTTGGTAAAGGTTCTAAGCTCAGGCGAGAACATCCCGGCCTGAACATGAGAAAAAACAGGGTACTCATACTCACTTCTAAGTGACGGCTGCATACTAACCGCTTCATACATCTCGTAGATTTCTCTGGCGATTGAAGGGCTAAATTCTTCAACGCTAACGTTGAGAATTTTTGCAAGCAATGCGGCGTTATAAGCATTTAATGCATTGATGCCATTAAATAAAGCACCAACGCCTGACTGTCCCATCCCCATCTTGTCTGCGACAGATTCCTGGGATAAGCCAAGTTCATTTTTCTTTTTTTCATAAATAGCTTTAAGGCGACGTGCGTCCTCAAGCTGCTCTTGTGTTAATGGTTTCTTTTTTGCGCTCATACGTTAAATCTATCACCGCAAGGGATAAATATCTAACACCGTGCGTGTTGACTGTTTTACCTCTAGCGGTGATAATGGTTGCATGTACTAAGGAGGTTGTATGGAACAACGCATAACCCTGAAAGATTATGCAATGCGCTTTGGGCAAACCAAGACAGCTAAAGATCTCGGTGTATATCAAAGCGCGATCAACAAGGCCATTCATTCAGGCCGAAATATTTTTTTAACTATAAACGCTGATGGAAGCGTTTATGCGGAAGAGGTAAAGCCCTTCCCAAGTAACAAAAAAACAACTGCATAAGTAACACCGCTATTTTCACAATGGACATTCGTCCTACGTCGCTGACAAAGCGAGTCCCAAGATATCTGACCAACTAAGGCCATATGCGTTTCCACGCATACCTTTCAACTAACTATTCACTATTGGAAATCTTAAGAAATGGAACGAACAAGTTACAGCAAACTATCACAGCGTGACGTTGATCGCGCAGAAACAGATTTACTCATCAACCTATCAACGCTTACCCAGCGCGGTCTGGCAAAGATGATTGGCTGTCATGAATCGAAGATAAGCAGAACGGACTGGCGGTTTATTGCTTCGGTCTTGTGTGCTTTCGGAATGGCATCAGACATCAGTCCGATTAGCAGGGCTTTTAAGTATGCGCTTGATGAAATCACCAATAAAAAACGCCCGGCGGCAACCGAGCGTTCTGATCAAATACAAATGGAATTTTAACAACATCCAACGAGGTAATTATATGCGAAAAACGCAGGAAAATAAACGCGTTAATCACCGAAAAGATGTGCTACGTGACCAGTTTTATCAGGGGGTTAATCCAGCAATAGCTGTGCCACTGAGAGAAATACTTAACAGGTACAAAACTTCGGAGAAGTCAAAATGAGCATGAATCTTATGGCTAAGGCCATGAATATAAAGGTTGGCAACCCACTGAGAAAACTGGTTCTGATTAAACTTGCCGATAACGCCAATGATAATGGCGAATGCTGGCCTTCATATCAACATGTCGCTGACCAGTGTGAGGTGAGCAGATCGACAGTAAAAAGTCACATTAGGGCACTGGAAGAGATGGGGCTTTTGAAAAGGGAATTCAGAAGAAAAGGAGAGCTTAACCAGTCAAACGTTTTTTATCTGACGCTGGATAATGCACAACAAATCCAACCAGAATCAGGTGGGGCAGGAGCTGCCCCCAGAACCTATCACTCTTTTGAACCAGTCAATGAACCTAAAAACATTATGTTCGAACATGTCCGAACGGAGTGTGAAAAAACTCCTGACCGTCACGAAGAAACCGACAAGGCATTCGAGGAAATATTCTGGTGTGCAGGCATGCGGAAGGCCGGGAAGAAAAACGCAGCGTCGGCATTCAGAACACAGTTCAGGGAATGGCGTAAAACTACCAGGGGTACGGCAAGCGAGTTTGCCACGATGCTGGCAGAAGACATCGCATGCAGGAATGGTAAGCAGTTCGGATTCGACAGGTTGTTACCATCGAGCTACCTGAACGGTCAACGCTGGAACGACGAGAAGCCAGAAACTATTCAACCACAATCCAAACCATCATCCGCAATCACCGTATCGAAAACTGGCTACGTGTTTTTCGACAGGTGAACCATGAAATCAAAAATCAAATCGCTACTGGTCGCTGGTTATAACCACGGCTGGTTAAGTATTTCGTTTGTCGATTTCTGGTTTAAAAATCTCAATCTGAGGGAATCATGACGCCAAGTGAACTTAGCGACCTGCTTTGGGCGCAGGTTGACAGGGTGGCTCCGCACCTGTTGCCAAACGGCAAGAAAGAGGGGCATGAGTGGGTTGCCGGTAACGTCAACGGTGACAAGGGAAACAGCCTTAAGGTCAACCTTAGCGGCAAGAAAAAATGGGCTGATTTCGCTGAGGGAGACGGCGGTGACATGCTTGATTTGTGGATGGCATGTCGTGGAATTAACCTGCATCAGGCTATGCAGGAAGCGAAAGCCTTTCTCGGTATCAAGGATGACGATCACCATTTCGATGCCAAACGTGAGAAGAAATTCTCCAGACCTGATCGCAAGAAAATCGCCCGCTACGTTACCAGAACAGAATCCCATCTTGAGTACCTGCAATCGCGTGGCATATCGCCAGAAGTCGTAAAGCGCTACGAGGTTGTCAGCGGCAAGGTGTGGAATGGAGAACGAGAACTTGATGCACTGGTGCTTCCGTACAAACGCGATGGTGAGTTGTTGCAGGTCAAGCGAATCAGCACTGAGCGCCCGGACGGGAAGAAAGTCATTATGGCAGAAGGTGATTGTGAACCTTGTCTGTTCGGATGGCAGGCTCTGGACGCTGGCGTGAGGGCGGTTGTGCTTTGCGAAGGCGAAATTGATTGTATGAGCTATGCGCAATACGGCATCTCGGCGTTATCCGTGCCGTTTGGTGGAGGAAAAGGCGCTAAGCAGCAGTGGATTGAGTTTGAGTATCACAACCTCGACAGGTTTGAGGAAATATTCATCTCGATGGACGTTGATGATGTTGGTCGTGAAGCCGCAAGGGAAATCGCAAGCCGACTCGGTGAACATCGTTGCCGTCTTGTTACTCTGCCGTACAAAGACATCAACGAATGCCTGATGAACGGTGTTACCGAGGATGAAATCTGGCAGTACATCGGCACGGCATCCTACTTCGATCCTGAAGAACTCTACAGCGCGCGAGAGTTTTACCAGGACACTATCAACGCTTTCTACGGCAAGCAGCAGTATCTATTTAATCCACCGTGGGAATCTCTGGCAGATAAATTCCAGTTCCGTGAGGCCGAGTTGACGCTGGTCAATGGTGTGAACGGTCACGGAAAAACGGAGGTTGTCGGGCATATGGCACTTGAGGCAATGCGTCAGGGTGTGAAGACGTGCATCGCGTCACTTGAGCTGAAGCCTGGTATTCTCCTTAAGCGCCTTACCCGTCAGGCAACGTGCTGCAAGATGCCGCCAGTGCTTGAAATTGACTCTGCATTTAAATTCTATGACGAAAGACTTTGGGTGTTTGGCCTGACCGGAACGGCGAAAGCCGACAGGTTGATCGAAATATTCGACTACGCTCGCCGCCGATACGGCATCCAGTTATTCATCATCGACAGCCTGATGAAATGCGGCATAGGTGACGATGACTATAACGGGCAGAAAGCATTTGTTGACTCGATTTGCGACTTCAAAAACAAAACAAACTCCCACGTCATTCTCGTTACTCACTCCAGAAAAGGAGACAGCGAAGAAAAACCAACCGGGAAAATGGACGTAAAAGGCTCTGGAGCGATAACAGACCTGACAGACAACCTTTTCATCATCTGGCGTAACAAGGCTCGCGAGAGAGCGTTACAGAGAGTTCAGAGTGGTGAAAAGATGTCAGAGAAGGACGAACAGCTACTGGCATCTCCGGCATCTGTTTTGATGCTTGAAAAACAACGTAACGGCGAAGGTTGGGAAGGTGGTGTCCCGTTGTTCCTTGACGAGCAATCGCACCAGTTCCTGCAACTTGAATCAGGATCGCCTTATAGCTACATCGCCAATATGCCGAAATCGGAATATGACGAGGCGTGGCGACAGGAAAACGTGACGGAGTATTAAATGACCATCTACATCACTGAGCTAATAAAAGGCCTGCTGGTAATCGCAGGCCTTTTTATTTGGGGGAGAGGGAAGTCATGAAAAAACTAACCTTTGAAATTCGATCTCCGGCACATCAGCAAAACGCTATTCACGCGGTACAGCAAATCCTTCCAGACCCAACCAAGCCAATCGTAGTGATCATTCAGGAGCGCAACCGCAGCTTAGACCAGAATCGGAAGCTTTGGGCTTGCCTTGGTGACGTCTCTCGTCAGGTTGAATGGCATGGGCGTTGGCTGGATGCAGAAAGCTGGAAGTGTGTGTTTACCGCAGCATTAAAGCAGCAGGATGTTGTTCCTAACCTTGCCGGGAATGGCTTTGTGGTAATAGGCCAGTCAACCAGCAGGATGCGTGTAGGCGAATTTGCGGAGCTATTAGAGCTTATACAGGCATTCGGTACAGAGCGTGGCGTTAAGTGGTCAGACGAAGCGCGACTGGCTCTCGAATGGAAAGCGCGATGGGGAGATCGGGCTGCATGACTATCAAATCAAATACGCCAGCACACGACAAGGACTGCTGGCAAACGCCGCTTTGGCTTTTTGATGCACTGGATATTGAGTTTGGATTCTGGCTGGATTCGGCAGCGAGCGACAAAAACGCTCTGTGCGCTCACTGGCTAACTGAGGCCGACGACGCGCTCAATTCTGAGTGGGTAAGCCACGGTGCAATCTGGAATAACCCACCGTACAGCAATATCAGGCCGTGGGTGGAAAAAGCCGCTGAGCAGTGTATACAACAGCGACAGACGGTAGTGATGCTTGTGCCAGAGGATATGTCAGTCGGATGGTTCAGCAAGGCTCTGGAGAGTGTCGACGAAGTTCGTATTATCACTGATGGACGGATTAATTTTATCGAACCATCGACAGGGCTAGAGAAGAAGGGAAACAGCAAAGGTTCCATGCTGCTGATTTGGCGACCGTTCATCAGTCCTCGACGGATGTTTACTACCGTATCCAAAGCGGCATTGATGGCGATCGGGCAGGGCGTCAGGAGGGCGGCATGAGACGACAGCGACGAAGTATCACCGACATAATCTGCGAAAACTGCAAATACCTTCCAACGAAGCGCTCCAGAAATAAACGCAAGCCAATCCCAAAAGAATCTGACGTAAAAACCTTCAACTACACGGCTCACCTGTGGGATATCCGGTGGCTTAGAGAACGTGCGAGGAAAATAAGGTGATTGACCCAAATCGAAGTTACGAACAAGAAAGCGTAGAGCGGGCTTTAACGTGCGCTAACTGCGGTCAGAAGCTGCATGTGCTTGAAGTTCACGTGTGTGAGCACTGCTGCGCAGAACTGATGAGCGATCCGAATAGCTCAATGTACGAGGAAGAAGACGATGAGTGATTTCTCTGAGCTTATTTCCTTCAAAAAAGACAGAGAAGAAATGCGGACTGAATCTGTCTATTACGTTCAACACCGGAATAAACGCTCTGTGCTTGATCAGGAGCTGGTTATTACCGGAGACCTGGCATTCAGAACATATAAGGCCAGCATGGAAATGAAGGATTTCCCTAAATGTGGTTCTGAAAGAGAAGCCGCGTTAAAGCTGGCTGAGTGGATGCAGAGAATGGCTGCTGCAATTGAGAATTACTGGAGTGAACCATAATGGCTAACCTACGCAAAGAAGCACGCGGCAGAGAATGCCAGGTACGTATTTACGGCGTATGCAATGGCAACCCTGAAACTACAGTTCTGGCACATTACCGGATGGCTGGAATTTGCGGAACTGGAATGAAGCCTGACGACCTGATCGGTGCATGGGCTTGTAGCGCGTGTCACGATGAAATCGACCGACGCACAATGATTCTCGACAACAAAGACGCCAGACTTTACCACCTCGAAGGCGTAATCAGAACGCAGGCGATACTGCTGAAGGAGGGGAAGATTAAGTCATGAACGAATATCAGTTTGTGCTTCCATACCCGCCATCGGTGAATACCTACTGGCGAAGACGGGGAAGCCAATACTACATCAGCGATAAAGGCCAGAAATACCGAAAAGACGTTCAGCAAATCATCCGCCAACTTAAGTTAGAC